ATTCACTTGTACTGCTTAAACCATAGTCAGGTTTATTGCTTGAATGGTTTTTTGTAGCATATTCATCATGTGTATGTACTGAATTTGCTTTCCCATCAAGTTGGGATTGTAGGTTTGTTATATTTGTGATACTGTGTGTGTGATTGGTGTTTGCTTTTCCAGTTAATGCAGTGTTTATTACCTTGTTTTGTACTGGATTTGTACTTGTTGCATTTATTGTGGAGTCTACAGTTATTTGTTCCAGATTGTTAAGTTTTGTTTTGTCTTCTGCTGATAAGAATCCTGGAGTGGTGGTTGATGCATTTGTATGTGTGTGACCGATGTTTGATTTTAGCTGTAGTAATTTATCTATTTCTGTTTTAATATAGGTTTTTGTTTTTAACCATGTTAATATGTTTGTTTTGAATGATTTAACCATAAATTAACCCCTCTATTTAAAAATAAGGATAAAAAAATAAGATTTTATCCTGTTGGTTCGTTAATGTTTAAACTTAATTCACCATCATCAGATAATGTTAAGCTACCATTATTCCCCAAATATTCTACAACTTGACTCATTGTTACGAAACTGGAAACATCAATGTCGATTCCTCCGAATTTCTCATAACCTGGTACTTCTGATGCTGTATTCCAGAAATATTCATCATAAGTGTTTTTATCTTTTCCAGTTCCTTTTACAAGGTAGATTGTTCCTAATGCTCCAGTTGCAGGTAAATCTGTTACTGATGAAGCTATTGTAACATTCCATTTTGGAATAGTACTGTATAAATCATATACTGCTTTTGCTGATGGTATTTGAGTATCAGATGAAGTGTTACTTAATTCAGTGGTTTTTACACTATTGTCTATTTTAGTGTTTAATCCATCAGTTAATTCTGTTTTTGTCGCATAAGTGTTATCTGCATTGGTTTTCACGGTAGCTAATCCATCACTAACTGCTTTTGTAGTTGGATATTTAGTATGGTCTGGTGAAGCAAGACTGGTTGCTTTGTTTGCGGATTTCTCGAATCCAGCAGTTGCAGTATCCCAATCCGTAATATCAGTATGCTTCATTCCTGATGGTATACTAGCCTCCACCTTCTTAATTTCATCGTAGACAGCTTTACCACCAACAACATCATCATTGGTTAATGTATCGTTTACTACGGTTTTAATACTGGTTTTATCAATCTTTCCACCTAAAGCAGCGTCCATGTTTTCTGTAGTTGCTTTTTTATCTAATTCGGTTTTCACAAGTTTCTCTGAAGGAATTTGAGAATCACTTGCAGCAGTATTCCATGCTGTGAGAATACTTGTTTTTTCTACAAACCATTTTCTTAAACCTGGTAAGATATTTAAACTTATTTTACTCATTTTTTAATCAATCCTATTAGTTAAAATTTAATAATAAACTGTTATCGGTTTCTATTACTTCTCCATCAATAATAAATTCATCTAAACGATTATTAACTTCATTGAATTGTTCATCAATTTCTTTCCGAGTATAAAACTCTTCAATACCTGTAATTGGGATTTTTTTACGAAGTTCACCATTAATAAAACATAATAAACTCCCATTTTCATATGTGAAATCATCATACTTCTTATTTAACTCTGATTCAACATAATCCTTTGTAGGATAAGTGTTGAGGATTAAATCATCGAAATTAATTATTTTCAAACATTCATCACCTGAATAACAGTATAATTTATTTTCTTCAAGAACAAGATCATCATATTTTTTTCTTAAGCTTTCAAAAATACTATTAAAAATATTAATATTTTCAGAAATAGGAGTATTGCTTTTTTGAGGTGAAATAGTGCTTGATAATGGTACAATTATATAATTCGTAGTGATACGATCTCCAGCATATATTGCAAGTTTAAAAAAGTCACCTTCCAAAACATTATCAGGTATTTTACAGGAATTTTCATCTAAATGTATACGAGTTTTGTTATTCCAACTATCCTTAAAAATAACATATTTTTCACTATTTTCTTCCCATAATTCTCCTGAAAATTTAAAATGTGCCTGTATTATATTTTTAGATTTGTTAACAAGGAATTCATGGTCTGTTCTTTTTAAAGATTGTTGTTGTATTTCAAATTGTAATGTAATCACACAAATCATCCCCCCAATCATATTTTTCCTATTTTAAATTACTTCTATGATTTTCATGTCTGTTGCAGGATTTAATCCTTCATAACTCTTAATAAATGCTGTGAGAACGTAAGTTCCTCGCTCTAACTGAATTCTTAATCTTTCGGATTTTCCTGTTTCATTAATTTTACGAATGTACGGAATACCATTGATTACTAGAACTACTTCTTTATCTGTATAGTTAAAATCAGATTTATCACAATATAATTTTGCATATATTCCATCTGATTTGTAGTTTACTTTTAATTCTGTGTTGTCTTCTCCTGCATTGTCACTCCATCTTCCGATTTTGATTCGCATACTGTTTTTTGTGTAGTTTTCGTAGACATTATTTGCTGTGGATTCTACTGCAGTTAATCTGTTTCCTATTACTTGTCCTTGATATGCACTTAATGCTTCACCTTTGATGTATGTTGGTGCGGTTAGGTCATTTCTTACACGACAATGTCCGTATTCACTTGTACTGCTTAAACCATAGTCAGGTTTATTGCTTGAATGGTTTTTTGTAGCATATTCATCATGTGTATGTTTTCGTAATGCGAAATCAGCACTGTTCATGTTGTTTAAGTGTGTTGCATTAATTTCAGTGTCTTCTTTTTCATTTGTTAGTATTTTAATTAACTCTTCTTTATGTAAATAAGTGTTGTCTAAATTGTTTAAAGTGTCTTTAAGTGCTTGTAAGGATTTTTCTTCCACTATAACAATTTTTTCAACAATATCTTCGGTGTCATTGTAAATTAAAACATTTGCTCCAATAATGTCACCATTATTGTCTTTGTAGTATACTTCTGATTCAATATCCATTATTTTTCACCCTTTAGGTTTTGTATTCTATATAATTCGGTTTAATGTAGCATTGTTTACGAATATTCTCTCTTTTAGCATAATAACCAAGACTAATGCCACTATCATCAAGATTAGGAGTGTAAACAATTGTTACAATATCATTCAAGTTCAATAAGGTTGATTTATCATCATTATTAATAATATCGAAACATAATTCCTGCTTATCATAATCTACAGTATAATCAACATCTTCTATTAGTTCAGTGTTATCTGATGATGGATTTAACACTACTTTACGGATTGGGTCTACTGGAGCAGTTCTTAAAGGTATTCTCCTTGTTTCTATTTCCTTTTCACTTATTTGTATTGTTTCCTTGAAATAATCAAGTATTAAAGGCATCTCATCATTACTTAAATTACGAATAAACAATGGATTATAACTAACACTCAAAGTACCGGCAGGTAAACTGTTTAATACCTCATTATAGAATAATAACTCATCTTTATCATAATCAACATGATAATCAATAAACTCACTAAACACCATGGTTGAACCTGATAATGGTTGTAAACTACAATTCAACATTGGATATGATGGACTTGATATGAAATTTATCTCCGTAAATAATGGTGGTTGAAGAGTTCCTGTCTTATCAGTGTATCCTTTCACATATACTTGATGTTCTTTCAGTATTGTGATTATTGAAGGATTTTCCTTCAAATAATTATATGCTTTTTCATTGTCAGCATCTTTGAATTTTTCCTCAGGCACTCCTTCCAAGTTTGTGAATTCCTGCACCTGTGAAGGTTCTATGATTATATAATGTTCTGTTACTTCCTTATCCCGGATAATGTCCACATTACAAGTTACAGTTGGTTCAACAGAAAATGGAGCATTTACACGACCCCAAACATTAGCACCAAGCATTGGAGCAGTTTTCGGATAATAATAATGTGTACGAACATACATTTCATCTGGAATATCACAAGTCAAATATAATGTCAAATTTTCAATTAACGGTGTTTCACCGGTTTTCTTTGTCTGTAATCTTGCACGAACAAATAAAACATTACGAAGATCGGATTCATCAAAATCCTGTTGATGATTAATTCCTATTGTTTTCCAGGTTCTGCCGTTGTTACTGACTTGATATTCACAAGTAAGGTCCGGTTGTGTTGCATCTCCAGTATCTGAGGCAGATAATAAGACTGATTTTATCCTGTTTGCGAAGATTGGTTTCAAGTATAACCAGTAATCCTTATTAACAGGATATCCTGTTTTGAATTCTCTGATATGTGCTTGGAATGCGAAATCCTGTGGAGCATATTTTCCTTGATGATATTCAACATCATCCTCTTTCCCATATCGTATCCAGGTCATTCCATTGTTGAATGTGTAAAATGCGTTTCCATCCGTGTATACATCTGCATGGCAGTGTTTGTTCCAGCCTCCTAACCAGTAGCAGTGACTGTAGTGAGATAATGGGGATAATAAAACTATTGCGTAGGTTTCACCTGCTTTTACGGTGCATGGGTGGTCAAATAGTATACTTGCAATGTCCGGACTACTGTTTTGGAATCTTACTTCCTGTTGAGCTAATACAGTATATTTTCCATTGTAATCACAGGCTAATTCTTCAGGATATAATACTCCATCTTTATCTATTGTTTTTCTTATCTGTACGATTAAAGGTGATGCAGTATTATATTTGTCTTCTCCTGCACTTGCTTTAATATTCAGTACGATGGATTCAAGTAAACCAGTTTTCTTTGCTTTAAAAGTTTGTGCTCTTCCAATACTTGGTATTTCGTTGTTTAATTGGTTTTCCAACCAGTTAGGTCTTGTTTCATAATGTCTGTTTTTATCAAAACCAATATACCAATGTTCATTTGCAGTCATGTCCCCCCCGATAATTTTACCTGCACTGTCTTTAATAGCCCATGGACTGTAGTTCCTTGTTGATTTGTCAATTGTACTGGTTGTTTGTTGTGGAATTTTAACTTGATGAATTATTTTATCATTATCAAGTAATCCTTCTATAACTGCTGTGGTTTTATTGGTGTCGATTAATGTTGTGTCATCAAAATCCATGAATACTTCTTTATTTGTACCTGTATCAAATACAACATTGTTATCCGTAGTTATTTTGTATCCATAACTCTTATTAGTGTCTACAGGTACCGGTGTGAATCTTTTACGAATTGCAGGAGGTGTTAAGTATTCTATTTTTTCAAGGTTTTGTTTTAACCATTCATCATTTTTACAGATTTGTCTTAACATTTCAACCGTAACTTCTCTTTGCTCATCAAAACTCATTAAACCAAGATTCTTATAAACTGGTGGACATTCTTTCATATATTATCAACTCACTCTCTATTTTGTTTGAACAATTATCTCCTCATTTCCAGGTTTCACACCATTTGCAGGATAAATATACAAGTTTTTACTTGTGACATTATAATAATAACAGTTAGGTGCTAATTCATTGATACTGTTTTTTCTTGTGTATCCATCATTAGTATTTGCATTTATTACTCCAACAACATTAGCAGGTTCGTAGATATAATAAATATTTGGGTTTTCAGTACTTGTTTTCCATTCTCCACGATAACCTCCAGTTGTTAAGTTGAAAGTATATGTTAAATGTATTATACTTGTATTGTCTTCCTGTAATAATGATTCGGTGATTTTCTCGTAGATATCATGGCTTATGAGGATTTCCCCATTGGTCACTCCGATTTCAGTAGTGTTTAATATTTCTGATGCTTTGAAATCAGTTGTAAGGATTAATTGTTTGTTTTTCAAATCAACACTTGTTTTACAGCCTTTACTGATTGTTTGTTTTCCTAATATTGTATCTGTTTTTCGAGGTCTTCCAGTTCCTTTCCCTAATACAATATAGGTGATTGGTTCGAATTCATTGTTAATCCATCTGTTCAGGAAAAAAGACTCACCAAGCAAGGTTATCAGGTTATCATTTTCCATAATTACTTTATCCTGTGTATGGAATTTGTAATGTCCTTTAATCTGTATATTCATATTATATTCACCGTTATTTCATTCAATTTTAAACTTGTATATACTTGTACTGTGTGGCTACATTCTTTTAAATCAGTGTTCATGTTCAAGTGTATTACCTTTGATAATGGCATATACTGTTGTAATCGTTTACTTAAGTTGCTTGCATCTTCCATACGGATATTGGAGGGTATTTTTGTGTAATCAAAGATTAAATCATAATCTGAAGGAGTGTAATTGTATTTGCTTCTTGCATACATACATTTTTTTTGAGCCATAATTTTTATTCTCCTTGTTTTTTATCACGAATTACTTGGGTAACATCTGTGGTACTGTTAATCCATACTTCATCGTTTTCTGTTAGGTTTGCAGGTGCTTCTTCTTCAGTATCTGTAATATGGATTGTATTTTCACCAGTATTGTCTGCTGTTATAATTACATCATCAGTTTGATACTGTGTAAGGTCTGATGGTAATGTGTCAAGGAATTCAAAGGAATTTGTGAATGTAGTTGCATTATCTACAAGTTCACGAGTAATATTTCCGATTGTTACTTGAATATTTCCTTGTACAGTGTTAATATATTCATTACCTTCAACTATGATAGTTAATTCTTTCACACCTGTACTTGTTGAATCATACCTGAATAATACTTCACATACCCCCTTATTAAAATGTAATTCCGTTTCATCAATAGGATTATTGTTTTCTTTAACAACTGCAAGTAAACTTCCATTAAAACCTGTTTTTGTTTTAACAGTGAATGGTATTTCAAATTCCTCATTTGCACTACCATAAATGTTTGATGGAAGTATTAATTCAGGTGTGGTTTTTTTAATATTCATTAATAATGGTTCTGATATGGAATTGCAGAATTTATTACTTTTCTCATGTATTACCTGATACTCAACATCACCTGTATTTGCTCCGGTATTGATATTGAAACTGAATGCTCCAGTATTATCTACGGTTGTTTCATCAACAACAACATTATTTCGAAGTAATTTCACAGTTTCACCACTTACATCTTCTGTAGACATTAACTCACCAGTTAAAAGATACTCTGTAAATGCTTCCCATTCAGTTTCAGAAGGCTTGTTTAAAACAATGCTTGTACTAATTAAGCAGAATTTACTATTAACTTTCACATTTAAAGGATAATTAACATTATTTTCATTCTTAAACACTGTAAACTTTGAATACAAGTCACAACACTTATAATTTAACTGGATATTTTTCAAAGTTAAACTTGCATTCTGATAAACTCTGAAAAAAGTTGGATCACTACAAGTGATGATTGGATTGTATTCAGGACAGGAGGTTATGGTGGTGTTTTCTGTAATGTTTTCAGGAGTGAGGTTATATGTACCATTGAGTAATGATATGATGTTTTTTTCTCCTTCAACATGGGATAATGCTTGTTTTAATGTTTTGAAGGCTGTTGTTTTACTGTTTCCATTATTAGTATCGTTCCCATTTTCTGCATCTACATACCAATCAGCACTGTTACAGCCTTTTACGGTTATGTAGATTTCTTCACTTGTTAAATCATTTTCATGTATGATTAGGTCCGGTGTTGTGTCTTTTTGTGCATCTTCTATTGTTTTGAAGCATTTAAATATGAATGTGGAATCCATATTGTTTATGTCTTCTGTTTTTAAACTCCATGTTTCATTGGAATTCAGGAACAATCCTTCTTTGAATAGTTTGTTGTTCTTATATGGTACTATAATGTATGGTTTTTCAGATTCTTCAATGATAGTTTCAGATATTGTATTGTATGTGTTATTATTGTATACTTCTTCACCTTTACTATTTAAAATTTTAAATGTGAAATTAAATTTCTGACCTTCAAGTAAGTTGTTGTTATTCACATTTGCGAATAAAAATAAATCATCAGATAATCCCTCACACCACCTATCTTTATGCTCCCATCTTTGTGGAATCCAACCACGATTATAAACACCATTTTCCATGTGTTTGCTTGTATCAGTCATTCTACAGATTAACCTGCTACGATTTAATAATTGTGCATCTGTTATACTGAACAATTTGAAAATTTCCAAAACCGGCAACGGCGTGTCATTCAAATGTGTAGCATAATACAGTAATCTTTGCATGTAATGATAGTCATCTTCTGTAACCTGATTGTCATAAGCAGGTATTGTGTCTGGGTATTGTGATGTTTTTACTTCATTGTATGTTCTACGAGGACATCTGAAATATTCACCAAATGCATCCAGAGAATAATCATGGTCATATTCATCACCAACAATAATAGGGTTTTCTGGAAATCCTTTTGTTGTAGTGTATTCATCCCATGTTTCAATTGTTATCGTGTATTTTTCTGTTGGGATTATTGTTTGTGATGTGTTGGAGTGTAAATATTCAAAATGATTAACAAAATCATCATAATTAAATGTTTCAGTATATATGTCTTTGCTGATTTCTTGCATACTTTCATTAATTTTAATAGAACCGTCATCCAAAACAACCTCCTGACTAACCAATTTTATATAATGTTCAGTAATACAAACACTTTTCAAATTAGGAAAACTAACAGCAAAATACATATCATAATTATAACCAGAATTTTGTTCCTTCCAAATAAGAACATGTTTCCTTAATTTAGAGGCAAGATAAACATCATATAAATTATTATATACTTTTTTGAACTCAGTATTAAAAACACGTTCAGATTTACTGAAATTACTATCCCAATTTTTATTCAAAAAATAAGGGAATTTACTTAATAATGATTCAAAACTCTTATAAGGCATAAATATCCCTTTTTTTTACTCCATTATTATTTGAATATCTCCAGGACTGCATTGTTCTTCATCAGAAATAACAACAGGTCCTGTAGGATATTGGAAATTAATATCTTGTAGTTCTGGAACATCCCTATCAATATAAACACTACATTTATGAGGTATGAAATCTTCACCAATTTTTAATAGATCAATATAATCAATTACTGCTTGTTTGATTTTTCCTTGTATTTCTACTTTTTCATCAAGGCTAAAAGGATTAACACGGTCAATATCAACATTAACATTAATATAGATATCAATAGGTTTTAAAACAGGCTCCATCAACACAATATCTTCTGTAACTTGAGTAATCTCTTTAGTTAACTCATCATAAACTCGATTTAATAAAAAACTATCACCAGGGTCAATTATAATCTTTAAAGTCCCGGTACCGTCCCAATTAGGGATTAATTTATATCCTTCCACAGCATCAGTACGAGCAAAATAATTCACATATGCCCAGTAATTCCCTTTTTGATTAATTTCAAACCAATGCTGCAATAATTCACGATATTGATTGTCATTATAACCATTTGTACCTCCAGCACTAGGGTTAATGTTAGTGCAACTTATTGAGTCAATATTTTTCAAACTTGATATGATTTTTGTTAATTGATTTTCATCAACTCCATATTGGGGACCTGCTTTTGTTGCATATGCAAAGGCTGTGCAAACGGTTTCACCTGCTGGAAACTTCAAATCTTCAACAGTTTTATATGTAATTCCGTTAGGGCTGGTTACTTCTATTCCTGCACCTTCAATAATAAGATTGGAATATACTTTAGGTAATTTAAATCTTATTTCCACACCAGCATGTGTTGCTTGTGGTCTAGGACAACCTAATATGTCTCCAATATCATCTAAATCAATTCCTGTTGCATTATTAATTTTAAAAGAGTTATATACTTCGGTCATGTCAGAATATACTTTTTCAAAAACTTCTGAATGAATACTCAATATCATTGCATAGAAATTACTTATATCCTGTTTATTTTCAATATATTTAATAAACTGGGCAGAATGGCTAATTAAACCTTCATTTAATGCATTTTGTAATGCTTCAAAGAATATTTCTTTGTAATATCTTTGTTGGTATGTCATATGCTTACTTCTCCTTCAATATTTTCATCACTAATACTATTAACACTCCAAGTCACCTTATAATTGTACGGTTCAGAGTATTTTTCAGTTATTTCAATCCAATTAATTTTGCGTACACGACGCATATTCCGGAGTACATCCTGAACAAACAATTCTATTTTATATTTCACCATTTCTGATTTGTTAGCTTTGATTAATTCATGTATACGGCAACCAAAATCAGAATATAATGGATTATGTTTAAGTTCTTGATATCTTGTCATTATTGCTATGCAAATAGCATTATGTAAACTATCATGTCCAGTAACATTTACAACATCCCCCTCATGGAATTGCATGTCCCATTCATTCCATTTATTAGGTTTTAATAGGATGTCTTCATTTAAGGTTTGGTAAAAACGATGGTCATCATCATCAAAATCGCAAGGCAACATACATTATCCTCCCTCTTTTAAACCTAATTCTTCTTTTAACTCTTTTATTAACTCATCTACTTCAGATTTAGTATAAATTTCATCCTTTGTATAATAATCCTTGTTTGTTAAATTATCTTCAGTTAAATCACTTGTTTGCACAGCATTTCGTTGTTCAGGAGTCATCCAATCTTTATAAACAATTTTTGGAGTGTTAAAATAAATACCACCATTATCACCATTTATTTGAAGACTTGTTGTGTAACCTTGCAGGTATAATGAACCTCCTGTAGCGATAGATGGTGGAGTGATTTTATCATTTTGAAAATAACTAATAACATAATATTTGTTGTTAATTTTTGCAACAACACACCTTATGTCTTCATAAGGTTTGAAATAAGTTTTTCTTAAAGTTTCATCCCATTCCAACTCTGCGAAAGGAGTGAAGAAAATATTAACAGAACCTTCAGTAGGTCTTGTTAACTTACAAGTAACTGTTTTTTCAGTTAATTTAACTTCTGCTTCTTGTGTTTCATAAAAAAACCTTGTTAACTTCCCCACATGTAATTCATTATCTTTTTGAGTGTTATTTCCGGATAAACTTGTATTGTTTGCTATTGCTTGTGTAGCATTGTTTAATGCTCTCATTAATCGTCCATCAGTTACGGTTATGTTGCTTGACTTCATGTTGTTGCCTCCGTACTTGTTTCTACTGTTTCCTCATCATTGGAGGTTTCTTGTTCTTTCAACTCACCAAAACCTGGGGGATAATCAACAAGGGTTATATTAGTTTTTAATTCCCCATCATAAGATTGTGAAACCTTTGTAATATACATGTAATCATCAACATCGAATTCTGGAATATATACTTTAACCCACCAACCTTCACTCCATGTAGTTAACCCTACCGTGGTTAATTCTATACTGTGTCCGTTTTCTCTTTTTATTTTTGCCCATTCACGGTCTGCGAATGCTTGTACTTCTTCAGGAGTTTCACAAGGAACTTCCTCAGTTTTTGTGGTGGATGTAGTGGTGGTTTCAGGTTCAGTTACCGTTGCATCATCAACAATCTCCGTATCGGTAGTTGTTGTGTCTGTTGCAGGAGTTTCAACTGTTTCAACAACTTGTACTTTCTTAACAGCATCTAACTCCTGAGGTTTTTCACCAAAACGCTCAATAAGTTTTTCATTACGATAAACAATATCCTCCATAACCGTAGAATGCACAGTTAACATATTAACCGTGTCAGGATTATAATCCGTAATCTGAACACTATCTTGCTGTATATTCACACCAGACCGTAATGCAACTTCAAAATAAGTCGTTACTCCATCTGTATCTGTAAATCCTTGCAATGCTCCTTTTGCAGGAGGTTTGATTTTATGAATAAACATTTTGTTATCTCTAATATAACATTCTGCTTCAGCATCCCAATAAGCGAGCACTTCTTTAATAGCATCTTTAATAGTTGAAGCAGAACCTCCATCATTTGAGTCATCTCCACTTTTACCACAAGTACCATTAGCTATCTTTTGCCCTAAATCTTCTGCAGACTTATCACTACAACAAACACTCACATATTGTGAGTATTTTTCACAGAATGTATAAATTGTATGCCCCTCATAGTACGATGGCATCCAGCTACGGAAGAAATTACAGTCATGTTCACGAACAAGTTTTTCTGTACGAGCTGCTTGTTCTTTCACATGAGGATTACTTGTCCATCCCGCATAACCAAATATGGCATGTGCATAATTTGTTTTTCCTTCAACACTTTTTACAAATGATGCTAATGTACAACCTGCAGCTCCACCACCTACAATAAAAACAATAGTGTCTCCACTACCTTTACTGTTTCTTAATGCTTCCTTGTTAGGACCTATTCCACCATCTACAGCATTTTTTCCTTTAGATTTAAGGGCAGAGATTACTGCATTGATGTAAGATTGTTCTTTTTTATCTATCTTATCACTACAAACATAATAAGTCATATTCTTACACACCTTTCTTTTAGAAGTTAATACTCTCTGATTCCGCCCCGTCTTTTGCAAATCCACTTGCAACAGTACCCATACCTCTACTATATCCGAGAGGGTCAAACATTACTCTTTGTCCGTCAATATATACTACTGTGTAAACATGTCCGGTTACATGAATATAATTTGCTTTTAAACCAGCACATCTTAAAAGAACAACTGATAGATGTGCATGGTCGCAACAATTAAAAATTCGTGTTCCTATATTTGCTTTAGCAGTACTGTAAATGTTTTGTTCGTTGTAATGGCTGTTTTCATATCCTTTATAAGGGAAATTACTGTTAATCCAATCGTAAATTGATTCTGCTTTTGCTCTTTGTCCTTTTTTACCTTTTGTTAATTGTTTAGCAAACTTACAAGCATCTGCAGGTAAATTACTGTTATCAACACTACTACTTTCACCATCTGATGAAACATTACTATAATCAATAACTTGATCATCTAAACCCGTGGCATCAACTACAGGTTCTAAACCTGCTGTTTTAATCATTTCTTTTAAGATTTCAGATATTTTCATTTGAGTAAAATTAAATTCATACTTCTGTTCTAATAATTTACTCATTCCAGAAATCTTCAAACTCATTCCATTTTCATTAAAAGACTCATCAGTAATAAAACCAGTTAAATTAGGTCGTATAGGTTTATTAAAAGTACGATGTTTACCTAAACTTTCAGCACCTGCATACAAACTTAACCTTACACCTTTATAAAAACGATTTAAATCTTTAATTTCAGGTATGTTAATACTTGCTGAAGCATTAATATCTTCATAATCCAACTCCCATTCAACATGAGTGAATTCAGCATAGTAATATGTTTCTATGATTTTTCCTTGATGTAATGAGAATCCCTTTGTGAAATTATCATCTTCATCATCGTTAGAAGTATTTTCTAATGTTTCTTTTGTGTCATTATCTGTTTTTTCATCAGAACCATTTAAAGGAATGTACTGTTCCCAGTTTTCTTCATCTGTCTTATACAATTCCAACAATACACGATATATTCTGTATTGTTCTACTTCTGTGAAATGATTAATTACCAAGAAAAATACACTCCATTATTTTTTGTTTTTGGCTTCACGAGCAATACGATCCGCTTCAGATTCTAACTTGTCTTCAGGTATTATGAAAGTATCATTAGGTATCATACTTTCACCTGTGGGTATTTCTTTAACTGTGATTTCTAATTCAAGATGGTTAGGTGATGCTTCACTTGCAGTTTTCTGTATATGTACTTCAGCATCAAATTTACCACCCATATAAGGGCTTATTACCTCACATGGTTTGCTTACCATGTTTTGAAAGATTGTGTCATAGGTTTCAGGGTGTCCATCAGGAATATAAATTGTGGTGGTGAAACTAAATTCTCTTACAACATATTTTCCTCGTGTTACTTTTTCAGTTCCTCCAAGAATGGATTGTCTGTTTAATTCCCTACGATTATAAGATTCTTGAGGTGTTATTTCTTCAGGGTAGAATGGGTATCCATCTATTTCAATACTTGCTTCTACCCCTTCACGAAGGTCACTATACATACCCATACTATTTATGCCCCTATTCCTTTTATGTTAATATTTGTTACAGCATCCAATCCTTCAAGTGCATTAATCATGATTTGCTTACTTTCACGTGTAGTTAAGTTCCTTGCATCTAATTGCACTGCACCTTCATGAATATGTAATTCAACATTCTGTATACTTTTACCCCATTGTGCAGTTGAAGTTAATGTTCTCATTCCATGTAATTGTTCAAGATTATAATTAGTAGGAACACTTCCTAAACCAACATTTAAACTTGGATTGCCAAAACCAGTTACAATATTTTGCCCTAATCTTTTAGCACTTGCCACAACATTTTTACCTTCTGATACTATGAAATCATTAATATAATTCATTTCATCATAGGTAGCCCATGCCATAGCACCTGGTGAACCTGTTTCAATACCCCTTTTAAATTCAGCTACAACATCCTGTGCTCCATTACGGGCTGCAGTTTTAGCTGCACTTATACCATTGTTTACGGCTTGTGTTACATAACTCATTTCTTGTTTCATTGCTTGAGCCATTTTCAAGTTTTGTTTGAATCCTTGTGTTACTGCTCGACCTATTTTTGCCCCTCCACTTCTTCCAGTTCCTACAGCACTGTTTGTTGCGGAGGCTACACGAGCGATAGTGATACCAGATAATGGTGCTAATCCAGTATTCACACCATTTACAATTGATAATCCTATGTTTGCTCCCGCACTATAGAATCCGCCACTCATTGCATATAAAGTGGTTTTTAATTGATTTAAAGCATTTGTAACACTTGTTAACAATGCTCCAATACCTCCATTTAATGTTGTTCCTGCAAGACTGTTTAACTGCATTATCGCAGTTTTAATCGCAATTACAGCTAACATGATATTCGCGGAAGTGGCAGTTACTACAGGTATGGTATTTAGGTTAGTTGCTGCAGTTGCTACTTGTCTTGCACTTGTACTTACACGATTTAAGGTTTCACCGATATTTTCAGGTATTGTACTGATACCTGCTAAACTTGCAATATGTGTTGCTGCATTACTGATTGCATATCTTGCTTGAGCAACTTTAGTATTAATTGCTCCTGCGTTTACTTCACTATTTGCAATACTTGTTAATGGTTTTAAAGTGTTAATCAAAGTTGCAGCTGTACTACCTACTTTAGATAATTTTGTAGGAATATCATCAGGTATTGTGCTAATACCTGCTAAACTTGCGAGATGTATTGCACTATTACTTATCGCATACCTTGCCTGTGCGACTTTACTTGCAATACTTGCACTATTCACATTCATATTCTGAATACTTGTTAAAGGTTTTAATGTATTGATTACAGTTGCAGTTGTACTTCCTATTTTGGACAATTTTGTTTTAATACCATCAGGAATATCAGGTAAATCATTTAAACCTTGTAATTGTTTTGCAGCATCAGTTAAAGCAGATTTAGCTGCACGGATACTTTCACCAAGTTGTAATTTTTTAAGAATTGTTCCTAATGCACCATTATCTCCACCCATACTACTTGATAAACTGTTTAAACTTTTCAATGAATCAGCAACCTTTTTAATTCCATCTGAAACTTTTTTAAGTTTCTCACCTGCAGATTGATCAATATCAGGCAGACTACTGAATTGATTAATAACTGGTGCTGCTTTAATGATTTCATCTTTAGCATCTTCCAAGTGACTTGTGATTGTTCCAAATGCTCCTCCAAGGTTTACAATGTTTCCCATGTTAATGTCCCAATTAACATCAGATAATGCTCCCATTGCTTTCCCTACATTTGCTAAAGATGATGTTACAGCTTCTAATTTGCTTGCTACACCCTCATCAATAGTGTCTAACTCACTCATACTGTTGATTTGTTTAGCTGATTCTGTTAATTCTTTTTTAGCTATTGCAAGGTTCTGTGATAATGTTCCTAACCATCCATTTAAAGTTAATACACTTCCTGCTAATACTGATACTCCAACACTTTCAAGACTCCACATTGCTTTAGCAACCGCTCCAAGACTTGTGCTTAATGCTTGAAGATTGCCTGGAACATTTTCAGGAATAGTTATGTCTGCGAATCCTTTAACTAATGTTGCAGTTTTCTTCAACTCATCAACGGCAACTTTAATTGGATCGTTAAATAACATTATTGCGGATATTCCTTGGTAAACCATTGTTAACCATGAAGTTGCTACTACTGCTGCCATTGCTTTACATAATTCCCATATTGCAACACCTATTTGTTTCAAACCATCAATATCCCCACTTAAATCCAGTTTATCGAAGTTTAATGCTTTGAATACTTCTGCTAATGCTCTGATAAAGATTAATGCTTCTGCAGCTAATGCAACAACCACTGGAATCATTATTGCCACTACTGCTGCAATAGTTAATAATGGTGCTAACATTGAGGATATGCTTGCTCCCAATCCGGATAATCCTGCACTTGCTACTGTTGCTTCAGTTGCTCCTGCCGCAGCTTCTGCACCAACTCCTGCAGGTATCATACCTGCAACTTCACCTAAACCTTCCATTGCTTGTCCGGATTTTTTCATACTTTTACTTTTATCTGCTACAATATCAACACCATCAATAGCGGTATCTAATGCATCTGAAATTTCTTCCTGACTTTTAGAATAGTTTTTTATCCTATTAATAATGCTGGAATCCCAACCGTCACTAACTTGGTCTTTTATCCCTTCAGGACTTTTAAGCAAATTTTTTGAGTATACTTTGTTGGAGGTGTTTTGTACTTTGTTTCCTAATTCTCCATTTTTTTCCAAATCCTTTAATAAGGTTCCTGCTTCTTCACGATATTTATCGTTATCCTTTTTCAATGCATCAAATGCACTTAATCCTACTTCCGCACCTGTGGCTCCCATACTGGCTTTACTTTCTGTTACTCCACCAGCCACTTGTGCTCCTCCTGCAGCAATATCTGACACATTACTAACAGTGTTAGTTGCATCAGCAACACCTTCAACAGCTGCTTCTGTTCCTTTAACTGCAGATGTCACAGACTTCCAAACACTTTTAAGCTTTCCAACACCTTCTTGTAAATTTTCAACACCATTAGCTATATTAGTAATGGTTTGACCCCATGTACTTGCAGTATCAACTACAGCAGTAGCTCCAAGCATACCTGCGAACAAACCTCCACCAGTAGCTTTGTTCAAATCAATTAATGCTCTTTTAGCATCTTTAATTCCAGGTAGGAATTCATTACCTAATTTTTTACCAGCACTACTGAACTGTTTCTCTAATTGCTTGTCTAAACCTTCATTAGTTTCCATTAACTCTTTAGTATCACCAGTTAATTGTTGTACTGCTGCCATATAACCTTCAATATCGTTTTCATCACCATCCCATAAACCAGTACTTTTTAAAGCATCCACGGTGATTCCATATTGGTCAAGACTTGCACAGGCTCCTTTAATACCTTTACTTAAATCCATCATTGCGGTTTCCGCTAACTCAGTACTTCCAGTTTGTGCTAAAACTTTTGCACCAAAACCAGCCATTGCTTCTGTAGCATCATAAATCTGTTGGTCCGTTGCACCTGTCGCGGTTTTGAAAGCATTCATTGCAGGAATTAAACTTTGCATACTAACAAGACTACTGTTAGTAACATCATCAACATGCTGATTTAATTTACTTGCAGCTTCACTTGTACTACTCATCATTTTTAATAGTACACTATTTGTTTCTGCTTTACTGCTTGTTCCGAAGATGTTGTCCATTGCGGTTTTACCACCGTTTACTTTAGACACCATACTGTCTAAACCGGAACTTACTTGTAGTAAACCAGAGTTAATATCGTTTCCAGCAGTTAAAGCACGACTACCCATGCTTTGAACATTTTTATCTATATTTTTTGCAACATTACTTACTTCATCTTTTCCGAAAAATGTTAGCATTATTTCTTCAGCAGTAGCCATACTTTTTTTACCACCTATTTTTTCTTCTTTGCTTGTTTAATTCTCTGATTTGCTCTTGCTCGTGTCTTATTTCCATACCATACTTCCGCATTAACATCATAATATCTAAATCATTCCTTTTATAAATCACTTCACTGATAGGAATGCTTAAATGTTTACTAACACGGAAATAAACTTCACCGATAAAACTATCTAACAGGTGGAAATAATTCTTCCGTGAAAGTATCATTTAACTTTAACCTGCCACGCACCTCATGGAATAAACTTGTTTTAGTATCTAAATCTATTTGCTCCCAGAATTTAAGGTTTTCTTCGAAGGTTTTTTCAGGATCATCTACGAATTCCACACGGTCTGCGAGAAATTCATTGATGATTTTTAAATTGTTATCTAAATCATAAGCTTTTTCCATGATTTTATCTGATAATGCCTGATACATTTTATGTTCTTCTGGACTCATTGGTTGTTTTGTTTCTGCTTTTGCAATTAATTTTTTCTCATCACGGTTTAAATCACGGAATAATCCCATTTGTGTACCCATTCCTTCAAGGTATTGTTTGTCAGTGTAAGGTTTTATCCTCATTTGTAATAGGAATCTCTTACCGTTTATATAGTAATTCATGTCTATACGATATTGTGATTTGTCATGTATTAATTCAAGTAGTTGTGATTGTGTTTTCACGATTTGTTGTGTTGCTTCAATGTTTTGTTCCGCTACTTCTGTGTTGTATTTTTTGAAGTATGGTCTGTAATTGTGTAATAATTGTTTTAATTCTTTTTGTTCTTGTTCGGTTAATGTTTCGTGATTAACACATTTATCCGTTAATATTTGCTCGTGTTCTGTTAAATAATCATAAGGTAATTCTTTGCATTCATTTGGGAATTTAACATCCCATAAAAATTTTGTTGTTTGTTCACTAACCATGATAAATCTCCTTTTTTTTATGAAATTGTTATGTTTAGGAATCGAACCTAATATTAAATACACCTGTACCATAACTAAAAAAAAATATGGATAAGAATTATTTCTTATCCTTAACACTTAATGCAATACCAGATACATCAATACTCATTCCTTCATCTTCCTGTGTAGGTGTGCAGGAATCAATACGACAATGTAACAAGGTGAACAATTCTTTATAATCCCCATCATCATTAAAATTAAAAACTCCAATAGGGAAGTTTCTCCTGTTTCTTTGATATTCTCTCAACATACCGAAGAATTCAGGGGAAACCCCATTAGCTTCCCATTTGTACTCGTTTTTACCTCCTTTGTAACCTACAGGGTCACGACTGTTAGTGGCTGGGCGAGTTTCAGATTCACTACTGAATTCCACATTAAAATCTTCACAAACAATAACTTCTTTATCTAATCTTAATTCACCAAGGTCATATATGTTATCATCAGGATTTATTGTTATACTCATACTTAATTACCTCCTACGGTTGCGTTAGGTGATTCAATGTACATACTAAAACCAATAAGGAGAGTACTGTTTACAGGTACTGCTACACCTTCACATTTAAGGTCATATGGGTTGATTTCAGATTCAACTACTTTAATTTCAGTACCATTCATCATATATCCATCACTTATCTTCCTATCAACTATCACATCAATATCTGATTGAAGATAGCTGAGATTAGTTTCAGTTTCATTTCTTTTGAGTTGCACATATAATGCATCATAAACTTCCCTTATAAGTTGATCAACATTTCTACGTGCATGAATCAATGAATCATTAGGGCGATTATCCGGAGTAGTTGCGAAAGCTGTTGACACTGCAAGGTTAATTCTTGGGTGTATTTCAGATGCTGCTAATTCATCATTTATAAAAGTGATTCCTGCAGCTTGTAACTCATCACATTCTTCACGAGTCCTATTACTATATTTTCCAGGAGTGACAGTTCTAAAATCAGTGTATCCGGGTTCTTCATAGTATGGTGTGATGCAAACTTTAGCTACATTTTTACCGAAATCTTCAGCAGGCATTAATACTACTCTAGTATTTTGAATGTAGCTTTCTTGACTATCATCAGTATATGCTTTTAATTCTTCATCATTTGCACCAATAACTGTGAAATATGCGATTCTTGGGTTTCCATGTTCTGAATCTTGTTTAATGAGTTCTGCTGCAGAATTCATAATACTGATTATGCTTTTTGCAGTATCTTCTTTTTTGAAACCAACATAGGACTCTACTTGTATTTCTCTTTTCTTTTTAGCTTCATTCATTGCATCTAACCAAGGTTTTGGTGTGCTTACTTCTGCAGCTCCTAAATCAATAACGTAAATATACGGTACGGATATATCATCACTATTGAATTTTTTTATTTCTTTAAAAAAGTCATTAACTGCAATTAATAATTGATTGTTTTCTAAGTCAGTACCAATACCTCCATTTTCCACAGTTTTGTAGACCTGTTGGAAGTTTTTAAATTTCTGTATACCAGTTTTAGGTGAAGGATTACCAGTTATTCCAATGAAACATGGTATTTCTGCACCTGCTCCGGATAATATTGGGTTACTGTCAGATTCAAAGTATCTTACTTTTGGAGTTTCATTTATGCTCATAGTTTCTATTCTCCAACATAATTTTTAATTATTTTATTCAATTCATCAGTGGTGATTGATGGTTTAATGTTTTCAACACCATAGATAGTTTCTTCTTCTTTGTACTGATTGTATAATCCTGCTTGAGTTAAAGCACCCATAATAATATAATTACGGGTTGGATTTTTTTGTACTGCTTCGTACAAGATTTCTTTAGGTGTACTAGTTTTATTATTTTTATTTTTTGATTCGTTTTTAATTGTCATAATAATTCCTCATCAATTTCTAATTGAGTATATACTTCTCCACCAATTTTATAATAGGAATAGTAATTCATTTTTAACTTTAAAATTGAATGTAATACTGGTTCATGAATGTTTAATTCATCCAAATCCGTTATACTGTTGATGGAAAAAGTGTTTTTAATAATATGATAATGTTTAAAAAAAGAAGTGTAAATATCAAGATTGGGACATTGGTTTTTATGTGCTCTATGCTTATTTTCGGTTAATGCTTTACAAGTATCATTTAAAACCTCGCAAGATTTATCCTGCATATTATAATTTTTGCAAGTTGAATAATGATTAGCTTCAGCTTGCAATATCCTGTTTTGTACTTGTTGTATAATGTTAATTCTTTGTTTATTTGAGTTACACCAAATATTAATCCACACATCGGTTTGATATTGTTTCTGGATATGTTGAATGTTGTCTATTTCAACATATCTTCTTTTAACAAATGTTTCATCAGCTGTTTGTATGGTGATGCATGGTGTGGAATCTATTTCAGCATAACCTTTTATTATAGGTACAATCGACTCATCATATTGTATTTGCTTGTTTAATAAGTCATAAAAAGCATTTTCCATTAAAGTCATTTTAACAATCCTGCTTTACTTAATTCTTCATGAAAATATTGTTTAAATAATGGTGCGACTTGATTGGCTGTACGAGTTACAAAAGGATTTGCAGGCATTTTACAAGTACCAAACTGGACATAAACCCAATAATGGTCACCATTTTTTGATGTTGCTTTTGACCTTAATTCACCAGTTAGTGGTTTAGGTTTGTGTTTACTGATAGTTCTTTGTAGATTACCTGTAGGTTTATAACCAGTAGTGGACCTTGAATGTCCAGGTCTTGGAACTTCTCGTTTAATAATTGTTTCTGCATCATGCAAAGCATGGTCTAAAGTATTTTCCAGGGGTTGTTGGAAACCTTTACCTTTCAAACCTAATTTTTGATAGTATGATGGATTAAAACTAATATTCATTCCAAATTGCATATTTACCTACTTCATTTTTTCCTTAATTTCCTTATCACAACTTTTTTAAAGTTAAGAATGTGATTCCATTCCTCAATACTACCTATTACTTCGTAACATTCATTATGTATTAAGAGATGGTCTGTGTCATTTAATTGTGAGTGAATAGAAGTATACAAGTTATAGGTATCCTGCAGTATTTTACCGAATATCTGCATACTTGATTCATTAGATAATGGTTGTATATCCGCTTCTATGCTTTCGCGGAAAGCATATTCTTTATCTCCATATTCATCTAAACCTTTGTAAGTGTAGATGTCTACATCTGTATTTTTGAAAAAAGGAATCATAGTCTTAAAGCATCCTTATGTATGTTGAGTAACGATTGTTTAAATCGTTTAATGTTTTTTGTATTAAAGCTCCTTTACCAATACTGGTATCATAACTTATTGTTATGTCTCCTTCTTTAATGCTTGATGCGTTTTTATCCCAGCTATTGTCTAAATTGTATTCTAACATGTTGATGATTAAAGGTACTATGTGTGTTGAGTATTCTTGTGTAGTTAATCCTGCACTATATTCTAACCTTAAAAAACCATTATAAGTTCTATTAAAATATAATATACCATCATCATAATCAATATTATAATCCTTATCTTCAATTAAAATAGAATCCCCTATTTTTAAAGAATGAATCTCATCAATGGGAAACATGTCTACTAATAATTTATCATCATTGAAACCATTTTCAACTTGAGTAAAACTAACCGGTTCAATAGGAACATCTAAACCTTGATTAATCTGACTTTTAACAATCTCCAAAAGCAACTGGAAATCATCATCAGACAATTCAAAACCATCCTTTTTTAATATTTGTTGAATATCTGTTTCATCAATCATAAAAATAAACTCACATCAAAAAAAAAAATAAGATAAAAACAAATTTTTTTATCCTTTAGTTAAAACAACACTAACTGTATCATTCGCGGAAACTGTAATACTAGAAGAATAATTATTATAACCTGTTTTAGAAACAAGTACGGTTTGCTCACCTTTAGCCACACCTTTAATAGTGCAACCTCCAGCACTACCAGTAGTACCTGTCTTATTATCTACAGTTACACTAGCTCCTTCAACAGCCCCATCCGCATCAGTCACATTAAATGTTAAATCAAATGTTTCAGGATCTCCTCCAGGATTAGGGAGAATCTGAAGCAGCACCAATTCCAGTAATCATACCATCTTTAAACTCACCATTAGTCAACATAGTTAAAAATGCAGCTACAACATTCTTATAAGCTAACTTATTAACAGGTAAATCAGTAATGAGTGTAGGAGGCATTAATCTTCTTACTTCTATAGTAGTAGAATCAAGAATAGTTAATTTATCACCTTTAGCAGTATCCCAGTTCCTATCAATAAGAATTGGTAATTCAGTACCCATCATGGATTCATAAGTTACTACGCGGTGTCCTAAACCGATGTCTACTTTATCGTTAAATCTTCTATAAGGTGCAACTAATGCTTTTAATTGTTTAGCAACACCATAACTACAGACCATTACATCAGGGTTACTGTTATCATTGTTTAAATCTTCAAGCATATCATCAATAATATCCTCAGTAATAGGTGCTCCTTTAAGGTCTTCTGTGTGAGTTTTAATGGTTGAAGAAATACCTTTGAAATCTTTACTAGTACTATCACCAGCTCCTTCAAGGATTGCACGGTCTGTTTTATTATTCACATCAATGAATTTCTTTTCTTGTCTACGAGCAAGAAGATCAACATAAGTATTACCCATTTGTGCCATCATTGACACTTCGATAGGTGCAACTAATGCTTTCATTTTGTCAGTTACATCTTTGATTTTCTCCACATTTGCATCCGGGATATCATCTAATTCTCCAATCCATTTAACATCATCTGCTTCTGCTTGTTCTTCAAAGTAACCTACTAATGCTGCTTTGTTATCGAATACTTGTCCTTTACTTTCTAAGTATCTGAGTAATGGTGCGTTTTCAAAGGTTTTAGTTTGCAATACTGGAGAGTATTCTAATTGCATTGCGTTAGGATAATCGCTAACTTGTTGGAATGTTTTTTTCAATTCAGCAATTTCTGCACTGTTGGTTGCTACTTTACTGATTATATCATCTAAATTAGTCATATTAAATTACTTCCTCTTCTTTTTTGTATTATAAATTGTTGATTACAGCATCAATTAAAGGATTGTTATTCCTTTGTTTTTTCATTAATATTTCTGCGGTTTCAGTTGTGCTGAAAACATTTTTCTGTATAGTTGGTTCATTGTTAGCCTCATTGTTTTTTTCTAAGTTAACATGAGGTTCAGGTACACGACCTTCATTTAAGTTTTTAAAGAATTTATCTTCAAAATCACCAAAGGTATCTGTGATGGATTTACTAATCATTTCTTGGATTTGTTCAGGATTCAATGATTTAACTACACCTTCATTAGTGTTTCCAGTGTCTTCACCTTGAGGTTCTCCTTCTGGATTACTTTCTTTTTTGTTTAATTCCTCATGAACAATGTTTTTAACTTCACCTTTAACAGATTCGGTGATTTGTTCAACGAGTCCTTGTTCTTTTTCACTCCATAACTCATCCATAGCTATTTTTAAGTCGTCATTAGTAACATATTGTTCTTCAGGTTCTGCACCTGATTGAGTATTATTATCTGTCATGTTTTTAGTCTCCATGTTTTTTAATATTTTATTACATACTCCTGCAAAACAGGTTCCTTCAACTACTCCTTTAGCAGTGGTAACTGTACCTAAAGTATCCATGTTTGCAGGCATACTTGTTAAACTGATTTCATCTAATCTTGCATTTTTAACATTCCAACCACCATCACTATTACGATCATATTCGGTTGGTGCACCACCAATACTTAAACCCAGGTTAACTCCAATGTCCAACATTTCTTTAATGTCTGGTGCATATTTAGAAAGTATTGTGGCACCTATTTTCAAGGTATCATTATCAGAGTCCAGTACTTTGTTGATACTGCCTAGTAAACCTGTGAATAAGCCGTATTCATGGTCTCCATGAAGATTTTTATTACTGGTTAGTAATTGTTTTTTCATAGAGTTTATGGCTGATGGTAGCATAATGTCTTTTTGCAAGTCTTGGCTTGTTGTACTTGCTATTCCTATGATGTCTAATGTTCCATCATCATTTAACGTGTAATTTTGTTGGTTGTTTTTTGTGAGTGGGACATAGACTCGAAAACGATTATGATTATGCAATGTTTTCCAATCCTCCGAAAAAAATTTTATTCTTTTTTTTATTAAAAAAAAATAAATTAATAAGCTTTAAATTTGTATAAAAAAATAGTAGAAGAAAAAATATTTAATGTTTAAGTTTTTTTTCTTCTTCAATAATCACCGTAGACAATTAGAAAAAGGAGTCTGTAAAATTTTACAGACTCAAAAAAAAAAGAAAAAAAATTAAATAATTTGTTTCAATTTATATGTAACTTTTTCATTATCTTCAATAGGATTATACTCAATAATCCTATTTAATGGTGTTAAGTTAACTGTGTATGGTTCAACATCAGTATCTCTACTGTCCCAGACACTCAAATAAGTACAGCGACAATTAGGATGCAAAGGCAAAATACTATTCTCATCCAAATCACTTATACGATACACATTATCTTTTAAACCAGGATGATAAACCTTATCCTCACCTTTATTAAACAAGTAAGCATTATCCAAGCATAAACTGCAAACATCACTATCTTCAGCAGTTAATATTGTGACTTCAGTATAACCTTCATTAACATAAGATTGTAGTATACCAGTGTTTTGTGCTCTGCTAACTTCTGTTTTAGCAATCATCACTGCTCTTTGTTTAGCACTTAAAGTACTACCTTCTAAAGGTTTTACTCCTAATTCAACTATTTTGTTGGCTAAACTATATGGGTTTTCACCAGTAGCTACAGCTTGAGTAATTGTTTTTTTAACACTACCACGTAAATCATTACTTAATTTTCTTATTAAGTGGAAATTGTATTGTCTTACAAAGTCTAATGCTTCCTTGTCAGTATCAGTGAATACAAGTTTCTCTTTAATGTCATTGTATCCTTTCTGTTTACCTAAATCATATACTCTTTCAATTAAATCATCAACACTTTCATAGGTTTGTTCTAATAAATCCTCCCATTCCATATCTAAACTTTGGAGTATTTCTTTTTGTCTTTGCATTTCTGCATAATAATACTCTTTAGCCTGTGGTGATGATAACCACATTCTACTACGGTTTAATTGCTGGTCAAGTAAGTTACTTATCAGATTATAATATTCTTGTACATTTATTGGGTCTTTGGTTTTGTTTATATGGAATTCTTCCCATAAACCGGTACATGATAATAATAATTTATCTGTTTCTATCTGTTCACTTGTTTTAATCATATTCTCGCCTTAACCTTTCCATTGTCAAAGCTTTTTGCAGACTTTTAACTTGCAAATCATTATTAGGACTCATGTTTAGGTTTTGGTTTAAAGGTAAATCACCCCAATCCACAGGATTCAAACCATAATCCAAACGAACCTCGTTAATAGATTTAACACCGTTCTTCAACTGAATATCCTCTATCTGAGCCCTGGTCAACTTATTCTCCAAATCCATATGGTTATACTCAAAAACCTCCTTAAACCCAGACCTGCCTAATACTTTATTAAAAGCATTTTCAATAATCTTACAATCACCGGACAAAGTATTATTAAAAGATTTTTCTTGACTATCTCCTGTACCACTACCTAAGTGTGCTGTTTCAACAATACCTATCACAGCAGGAGGCACTTGAAAACCAATTAATATACGGTCACGACTATAATTTAGTAAGTTAAGGAAATCCAAATCACGGTTATTATTACCTGTGCTTTGATAAGTAGCTCCTTTAACTGTAAGCAAACCTTTTTTATTTTTGTCTTGCTTCATTCTGTTAATAAAAGATTGAATACTTACATTACTTGTTTCTTTATCAAATGATAATATTCCTCTTGGATCCATTCCACTGTTATCAAACATTTCTTTGTTATGTTTTAAACCACTGAATTCTAATGCAATGGATAATCCAATACTGTCTATTTCACTAATACCCCATAGATAGTTTTTCGCTTCAGGTCTAGGTTCATATATATGTATTATTTCATCATCTTCAAACCTGTAATCTGTATTACGAAGACCCCATTGACTAGTATCATTATGATAACAGATTAACTCCGTAGGTATATGTTTAAAACCAATAGGTATGTTACCATAATTTTCCTTATGGTTAACTTCTATAAAACAGTCTCCTGTTAATTTCCATGATTTCCATATTAAATCATTGAGTGTTGCAAATGTATCTGCTCTTAATTTTCCCTGAGGGTCATTGAATAAGTTATTTAAGTAATTAGCTGTTATGGGATTTACTTCTTCACCGTAATTGTTGGTGATGGTGAATCCGTTTATTAGGCTGTATCTGATGTATGCTTTAATGCATGATTTAACAAAAACATTATTATATGAGTCATAATATGTTTGCAGGTCGCCTGTGTTTTTGTTGGCTTGTGTGAATGCCCAATGGTAATTGTTCATGAATTCATAGAGCAATGAATCATCTTCAGGGTTTCGTAATCCAGGTAGTTTCATTATATTTTTTTTGATGTTGTTAAAAAATCCCATAGTATATAATTCTCCTTTTCCATATTTTTTTTATTAGATTTCCACGATTTCAAAGATATCATTCCCAATAAATTCTTGGTTAATATAATTGAATGCATGTGCTGCTGCATCAACAATATCATCATGTTCTCCGTTAGGAAATGCTCGGAATTCATCTTGAAATGTTTTACGAAGCTTATTATCTTTAATATCAACATATACATGTCCATCATAAATATAATCTTTGAGTGGTGTTGCTCTATCTGCTTTACTATTATTTGGTACGGGTATGGCTCTTTCCAGGAAGTATCCGGGTAATTGTTGCTCCCAGTTATCATAGAGTAATGCTCCGGCAGCTGCCACTCCAGTTTCAATTATACTAATATTATCATGCCCATCAAGTATTATCTGATTTTTTATTTCTTGACTTGTGTCTTTACCAAATTGCCCATGAACAAAATCAGTTATAAGTATGGATTTATAATCGTTTAACAGGTACATAGGTACTCCTGCTGTGAAATCATTTTTACCAGGGTCACTTGAAGCTACATCCCATCCACGACACATTTGAATGGGTGTTAATTCTTTTGGAGGTGCACACCAATGAAATTTATTTAAATCAAAGAAATTACTGGAGTCATCGATTGGTTTTTGTTGGAAAATGGATTGGAATAATCTTTCACCAATATTTTCTCTTTTCTTTTCCAATAATTCGATACTATATTTTTCTTTCCATAATGGTGTTCCATCAGGTTTTATTGCAGGGAATTCTATGAAATGATAATCCATTGACCTGTTTGTTTTGAAGTAACCTTGCAGGTCATTGCTGTGCCATCTTGTATGTAATAAAATAAATCTAGTGTGGGGTTCTATTCTTTGCTCAATAATAGTATCAAACCAATCAATCTTTTTTTGAAGTAATGTTGGAGTAATATCTTCAAATCCTTTGTAAGGGTCATCTATTATTAGGTAGTCTGCATCTTGTCCGGTAATACTACCATTAGCTCCAGTTAGTCTTATGCTTCCAGTGTAGTCTTTACCCTCACTGTTACAGAACATGATATGTGTGCTACTGTGTTTTGTTTCTGATAAGTAGACATTGAAGTACGCACCATATCTTTTAATATATTCTCGGATTTGTATACCGAATTTTTCGGATAAGCTTCCTTCATTATTAACAATTAAGATGTTTAGGTTGGGTTTTTGGAATATTAACCATAAAGGATAAGCAATAGTTACAAGGCTTGATTTACTATTATGTGTAGGTATTAATTGTTTTCCTGCAAGGTATATTCCATCAGGATTTTCTATTTCAATACATTTTCCTTGTTCACCTTTAACAGTAGTAATATCTGTGATTGCCAATCTGCGATGTGTAGGAGTTTTGTTTATCCTTTTTCTTGGTATTTGTGTTGGAATACTATATTTCGGTTGGAAACCTACAACATAAGCATCATGAGTTGATTTAATATTATATTTTGAATTTCTTTTATAATGGTTCATATCCTCTTTTTTTCTTACATGGAAATAAGGATATAATCCTAAACCAGTACATAATTCAAAAACATCATTTATTAACTGTTTGTTTATATTAACAAATCTTACACGACCATTTTTATCAACACTACCATCACTGTCAATTAAACCAGCTAATAATTGTAATCTATCTTCAACACAAGCTTCCAAATATATTCTTGGAATATGTTTATTATTGTATAAGTGTAATTCTTTAATCTTTTTAATTATTCCTTGATGGCTGAAATAGGTTGTTTTAACACCTGTTTCAGTATGTGTGCAGATAGTTGAAATTTTATATGGAATGTGTTCTATTGATTCAATGTCTTTAGGATCATGTGTAATGCATGGTTTAGTACTTGAACCATCACCTAACCATAATCCGAGGAAGTATGGGTCAAGTGGTAATTCTGTTTTCGAATATTGTATTGGTTTTATGAATGGTAAATGATATCTGTATCTTTTTTTACCATTTTTTTCAGTATATTTGTAATCTTTTTTTATTTCAGATGTTGTAATGGTTAATGGATTTTTATTACCTCTTTTTGATACTGTCCATAAGTGTTCTTCATGTGCAAGTATCTTTGAACCATTACTAAAAGTTATTAATTGATTACAATTTGATTTATCTGAAATACCAATAATTTTCGTAGGTTCTCCGTTTAAACCGTAAACATAATCTCCTATTTTTAAATCTCCATGTGTTGTCCAACCACGGTTACTTGTTAGTATTGGTGTACTGTCTGCTAATTTATGTCTTGGTGGCATTGCAACACATAAACGGTACGGATTAGTCTTATAAAGCTTCATTAACTCTTTACTCAACACTCGTATATGTGGTGCAGGTAAATTATCATCATACCGGCTGGTAACAAACAACCTGTAGAATTTGTATAAATCACTGCAGCAGGTTTGCAGTTTCTCTTCAAAACTGGACATTTTTATTCTTCTTCGTTTATTATTTCATCAATTAACTCTTCACTGAACAATTCTTTCACATTTTTATGCTCATGTCTTAAATCACCGTTTAGTGAGAGTTTGTCTTTTCTTCCAAAGTTTTCCGGGTCTACTCTTTCCAACCACCAAGCATCAGCTTGCCAGTTTCCTTCTGCTCCTGCTTGTCTAATGTTTTCTACTCTTAATGCGATTGCATATGCCTTGGCTTCTTCTACTTCGTTGTAGAAGTCGTGGAATTTGCCTTTTTTAGCGTTTTTTCCTCGGTTGTACCAGTTGTAGAATGTTTGTGCTGTGATTCCTGCGAGTAATGGTGCTTTGGTGATGGGTAGTCCTCTTTTGATTTCATCACAGATTTTTTTACTGATTGTGGTGTTTAGTGATGGTTTACGAGTCATTTGAACCCTCCTTCTTTTTATTATTTTTCTGTCGTTTAAATTTAATTTCAAAATGATCTTTTCGGATTGTGTTTTGTTTTTTCTTAATAGTTTATTCAGGTAAACTTCGAACATAAGTTATCACATACCTTGTAACAGGATATATGATAATCTCATAAACTGTTTTAAACAATGCTTGGGCAACAATCATGGTCAATAAGACTATTAAAGGCATGGTGCCATAAAATGCGATTGAAATAAATAAAATAGCATCTAAACCTTCACCAAATAAGGTGGACACAATACATCTCATGAACAGATACTGTTCGGCTTTCTTTTTAAGATAAGTCATAAGATAAGCATTCACTAAAGAACCAATGATGTATGCTGTGAAACTAGCTAATAACACACGACTAGTATTGCCTAACACTGTTGCGAATGCTTCAGAACCTGTAAAATATACTGGTGCTGGTAACATTATGCTTATTTGATAACAGATTATGGCTAATAAATTTAATAAAAATCCTAAAAAGATTACTTTTCTTGCTTTCTTGTATCCGTAGATTTCCGCGAGTACATCATTCACAATATACACTACAGGGAATATGATTACGGCACAGGGTAGCACTATATCAAATATTGTGAATGTTTTGTATGCTAATATGTTGCTTATGATTAAACAAGTACAAAATATACTTGCTAATATACTGAATAATTCTGTTTTTGATGGTTTTTGCATTTGGGTTTCCTCCATACTTAAAATTTTGTTTATTTGTATAATTTTTCCATTTTTCTTCATATTTTCTTTGAAACCGTATATGGTCTAATAATTCAAGGAACACTAAATTAACACGATTCTGTTTGATATAATTCGTGTTGATTTTACGGTTTTTTCTTTTACCAAAACGAGCTGCTTTAAACCAACCTGTTCCATCAACACTATCAAAAGGCACTTTATCTAAAATTTTAGGTCTTAACATGCCTAAACCATGAAACTTTGTTTGATGTTGATGAGCATATCCTACAAAAGAACCATACTTATTAGAAGGTATGCTTCTGTCTTTCACACAACTCACACCGATGTAATTGTAATTATCACACATTTTTTTGTATTCATTTAAACCTAATGGTTTATGCCATACTGGAATTATTTTAGATGTGATTTCAAATAATTCTTTCCTATACTCTAATACTTGATTATATCCTACTTTTTCATGTATATCTAATTCAAAGAAACCTTGTATTTTAGGGTTGTTATGATGTGCTTCTACAAATTTACAATACTCTTTAAAATATTTGGTATAGTTTGCTTTTTTTTCTTTGCTGTAAGGTGAATGCTCCACTATCAATTAACATGTTGTTCACAAAGGGTAAGTATATTGATAAATCTTTTATGTAGTAGAAACTGGTTAATATGTTAAATGATGGTAGTTTTTTTAAAATTTGTGGATTGTTCATTATATCTTGAGAATCCGCACAATAAACTTTCATAATAACCTCTTTAATAATGCTTCCAGGTTCAGCACAATATACTTTCATCAAACCATCCATGAAATTTATTCTTCATCAAATTCTTTACCACAATAAGGACAAATTATCCTCTTAACTTCCTTGGAAGATGTATTCTCTGATAAATCAGAATCAGAAATATCATCATCATATTCGATATCGTTTTCAAATTGTAATTCGGTTAATTCCAAGTCATCGAAACCTGTTAATTGAATATCAATAGGAGATAACTCTAATTCTTCAAGTAATGGTTGGAGTTTCTGTTCATCCCATTCTCCACTAATCTTATTCAAAGCCAAATTCAAAGCCTTCTCATGGTCATCATCAGCAATACTCAAATTAGTATCAGTAAAAACAAAACCAACATCACCCAACCGGACCATAGGCAACTCAGCCACGAAATCATTATCCAACATATGCTCATCCAACAAAACATCATATCTCTGATGCCCACCAACAATATGCATATTCTTCAAATTCACTATAATCGGATCCACCAATCCAAAAGTACTAATACTGTTTTTTAGTTTCTGATAATCATCATCACTAATTCTACGAGGATTATATTCCGCTGGTTTCAAATCTGTTATTTTAATAGTTTCTATTTCCATATTTCAATCATTCTCCCTTTTTTTTGATTGTAAAAATAATATAATATTTTTTATAGTATTTTGATTAATCCTATGATTAGGAATCCGAAGATTCCTCCGAATAATGCTATGCTGATTCCAAGTACCCATTTTAGTGTGGATAGGGCGCTGGTGACTTCTGCGACATTTACACATAGTTTGTCGAGGTTACTGTCCAGTTGGTCTATTTTTTTTTTGAATTCGTTTAGTTCTTGTTGTCTGTGGTTGGCTTTGGTTTCGAGTGTGGTTATTCTGTCTTCGTTGTAGCAGAATTGGTTATGCTGTGTCATCATTATCATACTCCACATTATTGGTGGTGTTGTCTAATATGGTGTTTGGGTGTTTCGCATCAAAGTAGGCTAAAACAAATCCGATTATGGCTACGAGTATTGCGATTAACTGATTCTGCATATCATAGGTTAATGCTAAATATGGTGCTATAGTCATTACAATAAATTTTATTATTGTGGTTATGTTTCCTAATAATTCATTTTTTTGTGTCATTTCCTTAAAATCCTCCATCTTTTTTAGATTAAATAAAAAAAAATTAAATAATATTTTATGAGTGGATGGATGCAGTAGGATTCAAACCTACGATAAAAAAAAAGATAATAGAGTATCTTAATGTTTTTTGAGAGCAATGTTAAAAATTTTGTATGTTTATTTTCTCTTTTTTTTTAAGAGTATCTGCATTTCTCTGTACATCCAGAAGATTAAAATAATCTGAAATTAGGGAGTTAATAAAAGGGGGGGATAAAAAAAATATTAATTATAATTTTTTTTTACTATATATAAAACAATCACATTTTTTTTTATAAGAATTATAATGCGACCATGAACAAAAATTAGATAATCCTTTTTATATTAAATGTTTT